AGGATTGTCTGGCTTCCGGGCTGGACTCCGGTTGCGGAATCCATGGTGGATTTCACTGGCTTCAAGCTGGACTCCGGAGTCCAGGGTATCCACCACGGAGTCCACCAGCCAAGTGTCTGTTATATTTCGCTATTTCGGGGCTTCAGGGGTGGCTTCCCGAGGGGGTGGCTTCCCAAAAAAATCGCTCTGTCGCTGGCGATATGCCGCGCTGCGCCCCCCAGCATACGTTTTCGGCCGGAAAGGAACCGGAAAACAATGGGTTAGGGTTTCTGCTCAGTTCCGTTCGGTCATCGCTTGATCCGAAAAAACTGTCGCCACCCTCGCACCTCGTCAACCGCCTGCCACTCGTCTTTCGAACCGTCTGGACCCCGATCTGGATTCCGGTTCGGACTCTGGGGTCCACCACGGCATCCATCCGGAGATCGTTTGCGTTGGCGGTCACCCACACGCGCCTCTCCCGAGCATATCCCTTTTCTAACGCTCTGGCCGAAATGTGTAAGGCCCTGCGATGTACACCCGAAAATTCTCTCACAGGACGATTTTTCTTGACAGCCGATTGGCGTTTTCGATAACGAACTGCTGCGAACGACGCGATGACGGCACGCGTCCGTTCAGCCGCCAGGTCATTACCGCCAGACCGAACTGCCAGCGCCTAGTGGCAGCCGTCCGCGACAGCCCGAACTGCCAACAGATCGGTTTCCATTCGATACCATCGGCCCGTGCCCAGACGAGCCGTGCATCGTCGGGCTCCAGCCAGCGCAGCCAGAGCATCGCTTCCTCGGCTTGCGTGATCTGGCGCGGGCTCGGGCGTGGCCGCCGCATCTGCGGCTCCTGACCCACCTTGTCCGCGAAGCTGTGGAAATACTCGGGCCAGGCGTTGAAGAAACCCACCGGCTTCACGCCGGGCATCTGCCGCATCACGCCTGCCGCAAGTTCCAGCCGGTCCTGCACCAGCACTGTCGTCCACTCACCCATGGCGCACCTCCGGTTCGCGCTTGCCGTAAAGCTTCTCGCCCAGTTGCCGGACGAGCTCGCGTTCCGGCCAGGACAGCCGGTTGTCATCGACAGCCACCGCAAGCAGCCCCTGTTCCTTCCAGCCCTCGCGCTTGATCTGGTCGGGGTTGCGGCGGCATCCGCCGTACCCTTTTGGAGTGAATCGCATGCCGGTCATTGCAGACCTCCCCGTGTCTCCAGCGCCCAGAATAGGATCGCGATGGCATCGGCCTCGTTGTCATCGACCGGGCTGAACCCACGCGCTCGGGCCGCAGCCATCATGGCTGCCTTGTCAGCATTGCCGCGACCGGTGGCGTGGCGTTTGATGGTGCCGACCGGCACGCCTTGATAGGGGATGGATGAAATTTCCGCCCATGCCGTCAGTGTGGCGAGCAGCCCGCCATAAACATGTGCCGCATCGGTACCCACATGCCTGCGCACCTCCTCGAAATGAATGGCCATGATCGGACCGGCATCCCGTGCAAGCTGCTCGAGCCAGCCCCGAAACCGAAGGTAGCGCATGCCGCCACCGTCGTAGCGGCTCGGCCGGAACGACACCGTACCGCTGGTGATCAGACCGTCCGCGGCCTGCACTGCCCAGCCAGTCGTAGTGCCGAGATCAAGCGCGAGGACGATGGCTGCGCCGGGAAGCGGGGCGATCATCGGTGTCGGGGTCAAGGAGAGTTGGGCCATCGGGGGCTCCTTTCCGGTTTGGGGTTTATGGGGAGGATCGGGCCAGGACTTGGGTCCGAGAACGATGCCCAAGGGGTAGGTGGTGAACTTCCCGCGCTTAGCGGGGAGATCACCTACCCCTTTAGGGGGACTTTTTGCCAAATCTGAAATCTGGCAGAAGTCCCTGAATTCATTGGTAAAATTCAGATTTGGATTCAGATTTGGCAGGCACCCCAGCCAAATCTGGAATCGACGCATCAAGTCATTGAAATCAAGCGCAAAATGCCAGATTTCAGATTTGGAACAGATTTCAGATTTGGCAAAATCTGGCCAGATTTGGCTCCGGACAGTCCAGATTTGGCATGACATTTTCGGGGGGTTGATCATATTTCCTGGCCCTCGGCGTAGACCCAGACACTTCGGTTTTCGACCGGCAGCACAGCTCCGGTCTGGGAGCATTTGTAATGGCTGGGCAGGATCCGGACGGCCTCGGGCAGTACCTCGCCGGTGTCGGCGTCGACAGTTTCGGCACAGGTCGCGATCACCATGTCCTCCACGCAGAGATAGCCGTATTTGCTGCGGTCGGACGGCAGGCCGAGTGCGCTCGCTGCATCGCCCTTGACGAACTTCACGACACCCTTGGTCGTGAGGACATTCAGCCTGTCACGGATGCCCGATGCGCCGCTGAGGCCGCTCTGGTTCTCGAAAGACTCGGCGAACAGGGTCATCGTGTACATCTTGCCCTTCAGGGCCTCGTCCAGAAGGATGGTGACGATCACCTCGCCCTTGCGATCCCGCTCGGCATCGTGCCTGGCCCCGACCTCGGCGCGCACCAGACGTTCGTTGAGCGGGTTGATCTCGACCCATTGGCCGCCGACCTTGTCGATGAGCTTGGACGGCAGCGCCGGGCCGTTGCGCAGTTCGATCTCCAGCTTGCGCTCGGCCGCCTCCTCGTCGGGCCGGTGCAGGATCAGGCCCGAGGTGTAGAACCCGCGCAGGGCGCTGGCGCCAGAAAGAGCAAGAAACGGGTCGTCCTTCAGCTGCTGCTTCGAGAGCTTCTTGGTGTGGTGAACGAGGATCACGCCGCAGTCGGGATTGATGTAGTCGCGCAGAACTTCGACGCGGTCCTTGAGAAAGAACATCATGGCAGCGTTGTCATTCTCGCTGCCACCGCCCGGCCCGCCGTCGAAAAGGTTGCGGATCGGGTCGATGCAGATGACGTCGACTGGAGCGTCCGGGAACGCCGCCTGGATGGCGCGCGCCGCCCGCACGCTGCCGTCGGTGTCCAAGAGCATCTTCAGCTTGGGCGTTGCCACGAAAGTCTCGCGCGCGGCGGCAAGGATCTTCGGTGGCATGGCAATCTGCTTCAGCCGTTCGCGCAGGTAGTGGTACTGGATTTCCGCCTGCAGATAGAAAATCCGCAGCGGGCGCGGTGGAGTGAACCCAAGGAACGGCACGCCTGCGGCCATGTGCACCAGCCAGCTGATGGTGAGGTCGCTCTTGCCCACCTTGGGCGCGCCACCCAGCACCAGAAGCCCACCCGGGGTCAGCACGCGCGGTGCAATGATGTCCTCGGGCATCGGGCTCTGGTCATCCAGCAACGCCCCCAGCGTGAAAGCGGGCGTCTCCTCCGGACCCGGTGCCCCGGTGGCCAGCCTGATCAGCGGCGGGCCGTATTTCTGGACGTGCAGTTCCCACAGACGCTGGGACTCGCGCTGCAGCCGCTCCATCGGCCAGGCAGGCCGCAGCATGGCGGCATTGTAGCCGCAGATGCCTTCCCAGCCCTCGTCCTTCGACATCCGGCCTTCGTGGACCATGCGGATGAAATGCCCGATCGCGGCACTGGCGCCCTCAAAGCGCGACCAGTCATCCTGCGCGGCCTCGCGCACCGGTGTGACCAGGACATCATCGACGGCAGGTTTGTCGGGATGGGTGAAGTCCGGCTGCAAGGACACCCCCGGCGCAGGCGGCATGTCGGCAACGGCCTCGATGAATTCGCCAAGATCGCGTTCCAGCGCAACATTCAGTTCGACGATCCGAACCTGCGTCTTGAGGTTGTTCTTGTAATAGACCGAGCCTGCCACCCGGATCGGCTGGTGGGCAGAGCGGAAGTGCATGTCACCGCCGACCTTGGCGGCGATGTCACCGCGCAAGCGGCACACCCGGCGAATGTCATCACCCTCGGCAGGCTCGCTGAGTTTCCACCAGACATGGGCCTTGTGCTGCCCCTCGGGCGTGACCCCTCCGCTTTCGACCACCATGGTCGGCTGACCGAGGTGGCGCTCCAGATGCGCCCGCTTGGCGGCGATATCGCCGGTGTCGATGTCCACGACCACGGTTTGCATCTGCAGGACTTCTGCGGCTTTGGCTTGGCCCGGTGCTACAACCGTGCCCGGGATGACGTAGACCGCTGCCCCCTCACGCGACGCCCATGTCGCGAAGGTGGCCATCTTGTCGGGGGTGGCCTGATCCGCCTCGATCCAGATGTTGTGCGGGCGGCCATCGATGCCTTGGCCCTTGTCGATGAAACTGCGGACTGGGATCAGCCCGTCGCAATAGCCAAAGACCACCCCCATGAACTGGGCGATTTGTGCGGGGTCCGGCTCGTCTCCGAAGACATCCACCAGCGAGACCGCATCGTTGAAATCGCGCCACGGGTTGAAATGGATCAGATTTTCCTTGTGCTGGTCGATGGGCGGCGGCGTGTCGGACGGCGCGTGGTGATCGTCGTGATCAGTACTCATTTTGGATCCCTCGAATTGGTTTGGTAAACTGGGTTGGTCTTTGGGTGAGTCGGTCATGTCGGCATCCCCCAGCAGCGCTCCGCCCATGGGCAGAAGCGGCATTCAAAGAAGTCTCGATTTTGGGCCACACGCGGCAACAACTCGCCCGCGTCGGTGGCCTGCAGGATCCGCACGCCGCGATCCGACATGCGCTGCGCCAGATCCGCGTCGAAGGGCACCAACTCGTGGTGCATCTCGGCGGTGTCCTTGTTGATTGCGGTGAACAGCGCTGGCGCGGCCGCGATGCCCGGGACGGTCGCGTCCATATAGGCTTGGTAGACGGCGATCTGGGCTGCATAGACCGGCTTGGATTTCGTGACGCCATCCTTGACGCAAGCGCGCCAGTTCTTGGCGTTCATCGTCTTGCATTCCCAGAGCGCGGGGATGGCCAGCCCGAAGCCTTCGGGGCCTGCGGCGATGATGCCATCGACATGGCCGCGAATGCGCCCACCGGCGACAGAGAAGCCGAACTGGCCACCATCGGGGCGATTTCCCTTGCGGGTGTAAAGATCAAAGCCAGCACTGCGGAGCCAGGCCACCGCCAGATCCTCAAGCGCATGACCGATGGCGAAGATGCGCAGCAATTGTCCGGAGAATTCTTGCCCCTCGTCTTTCGGCGCATGCGTGAACTCAAACTGCAAGGCGCGTTCGCAGGCATGACCGAGGCGCGAGCCGCCGAGATAATCGCGCGGGGTGCGTGCGGCATTGTCGGTGGTCAGCGCTGCGTCGACGGCGGCGTTCACCTTGTCGGCAAAGCTGGGCCTGTGATTATAGTCTAGCATCAGAAGGGGATCTCCGATTGGCTGGCGATTTCGGCCATCTCGGCGCGGAATGCCGCGATGATCGTCACGATCAGCCGGTGCATGTCGTTCCGGGTCAGCTGGCCCAGCGAGCGGTCCCAGCCGATGCGCTCCATCTCCGGGGCGAGAGCGCGCATGACGGTGGGCAGCGCCTGCGTTTCCTCTTCGGTGAAATCGACCATTTTCAATCCTTTCCGGGCTTTGAGAGTGAAGGCCGCCTGGCAGCCCATGGAGCAAAACCAGCGGCGGGTTCGGTGAGCCGGATCAGGAAACGGTCCGGGGGACCGTTTCCCCGGCGAACGGCGCGGCTGGTGGGGATCGAACCAACCGAAACCTCGGGTGCGGGATGTGCAGACGGCGCAAAGCAAAGGAAGCGGATGCCAAAGGCGATCACGGCCTGGCCCATCCTCAGCCGCCGGGGGCGGGGACAGGATTTGCGCGACATGGCTCATGCGGCCCTCCGCTGGTCGGGGGCGGCGGTCATGACGAGATGGCGGATCGCCCGCTTGTTGAAGGTGAAGGTCATCAGCGCCGAGGCGTGATAGCGCGTCAGCCCGTAATCCTGCCGATAGGCGGGCGGCAGATATTGCAGCTGCTTGTCCGTGGCGGCCTGTTTCAGCCAGCCGCGCGTCTTGAAGGCGCTTTCATCAGTCTCGACTTCGTTCAGCCAATCATCGGCTTGCGCGAGGCAGACCGTCCTCTCACCGATGCCCAGCAACCGGGGGCTTTGGCCCTTCGCGCCACCGACCGCATGCCAGCGTCCTTCCAGAAAGAAGATGCCGCCCCAGGCGTTGAACCCGTTGGCCATCAGGGCGTCATCCGCCCCGAAAAGGTCGATCCAGGCGAAGCTGGACCGCTTCAGAAGATCGATCTCCGTCATGATGAAGCCGGTCAACTCGGCGCGCCCCTGCGCATCGGCCTCGCCGTCTTCATCGTCGCCAAGAACCTCGCCACACAGCGGGCATTCAAAGCAGGCCAGAGGAATGTCGGCGCCACAGGCAGGACACGCTTTGGTCGGGGCGTCGCCGGTCTCGGTTTTGCCGTCGAGATCGACATCCTGTTCCAGCGTGCCGTGGAACAGGCTTGAGGTGCCAAAATCCAGCACGACGCAGTCGGTCTTTATGACGCCGGGGTGTTCCTCCGGATCGATGGTGCGCAGCCCGCGTCCAACCATCTGGATCATGGTGGATTTATAGGATGAGGGCCGCAGCAGCACGACACAGGAGGTCGGCGGGTGGTCCCAGCCTTCCGTCAGTACCGCCACGTTCACGATGACGCGAATATCTCCGGCGGCGTAGGCGGTTAGAATATCGCGGCGATCCTCGCTCGGTAGATCGCCGTGGATCAGCCCGGCAGGCACATCTGCAGCGTTGAAGGCCTCCGTGACATGGGCGGCATGGGCGACAGTGGAACAGAACACCACGGTTTGCCGGTCACCCGCCTTCTCCTTCCAGTGCCGGATGACCTCGTCGGTGACCGGCGCGCGATCCATGATCGACGCGACCTCGGCCATGTCGAAATCTGCCAGCGACTTGCGTACAGCGCGCAGCTTGTCCTGCACGCCCACATCGATCACGAAGGTGCGCGGCGGGACCAGATGGCCCGAGGCGATCAACTCGCCCAGACGCACCTGGTCGGCGACATTATCGAACACCTCGCGCAGGCCCTTTTTGTCGCCCCGGTTTGGGGTGGCGGTAACGCCGAAGATGCGGGCGTCAGGATTGGCATTGCGGACATGGTCGATGATGCGGCGGTAGCTTGCCGCCACCGCATGATGCGCCTCATCAATCACCAGCAGATCAAGCTGTGGCATGGCCGCGAGATTGCCGATCCGGGCCAGCGTCGGCACCATGGCGAAGGTCACCTGACCCGCCCACGACTTGGCGTTGGCATCGACCACCGACGTGGTCAGGCCCGGATTGACCCGGGCAAACTTGCCCCGGTTCTGATCGGTCAGCTCGTCGCGGTGCGCCAGCACGCAGGCCTTGGCGGCACTTTTGCCGATCACCTCACCAGTCACCGCCGACAGCATGATCGTCTTGCCCGCACCGGTCGGCGCGATACCCAGCGTGTTGCCATGGGCGTCAAGCGCAGCAAGGCTGCGCTCGACGAAGGTTTTCTGACGGGGACGCAGCCGCATGATCGCTCCCCCTCACTCGGCCCAGCTGGGACGCCCGGAAAAACCGGGGGTCGCAGGGGTTTGCGGTTGCGGGGTGGGCGCTGCGTAGCCCTGAGCCGGGGCGGCATAGCCCTGCTGCGGCACGTTGTTTGCCGGGGGCTGGCCATAGCTCGGCATGGAACCAGACCCACCATTTCCCATCAGCTGCGCATAATCGCGGTGGCTGGGTGTGACCGCCGAGCGGACCTCGTTCTTGTCTTCGCCGTTGGTGTCAGAACCGATATCCATCCGGGCGATGAATTCGATCCCGTCCAACTCGGCAAAGCCGCTGATCCGGCGTTTGGCCTGAGCCTGCGCCGAGTTGTCCTTGTCGCCGATGCCACGCGCCGAGTTCAGGATGCCCTTGATCAGGCCGCGCCCGGCGTTGCCCCAATCCGGACCCTTGGGGCTGTAAAGCCCGATCAGCGACCAGATCTTGCGCTTGGCGTGTGGCCCCTCGACCACGGTGTATTCGGCATCAAGATAGACAGCACCGGTAGCGCCGCGCTTGGCATAGCCACTCGTCCAGCCCTGCGATGGATCGTCGAAACCGCCGGGGCGGATGGTCAGGCGTACCTTCGCGAGCGTGCCCTTCGGGATAACGGTGCCGTTGCTTTGCGCAGAGTTGAAATCGTTCCAGAGTCCGGTCATCGGAATTTTCCTTTCAGTTGACGTGGGTGGGCGTTGCGGCAGCCTCTGCAGGCGGGTCCTGCACTGCGGCCGCATAGGTCAGTCGAGTTGCCGCGGGGCGCACCGGGCCGTGGATCTTGGCCATCAGTTGGCCCAGATGCGGTACCTCGATCATGTCGAGCCGCCCGGAACGATCCTTGGCCGGAAAGCCGAACGGGTTCAGCGTTTGACAGACAAAGGCGCGCCCGGCCTGGCCGTCGGCACTGGCAATCTCCGCCATGGTGATGATCTGATCGACGATCCCCGGCAGCTCCAGCCCGGTTTTGGCGCCATCGATCTGGGGCGAGAACACCTTGCGATTGAAGTCATCCAGCTTCTCGTCGAGGATCCCGAGGAACCAGATGTTCTTGCGGCGCGTGTGCTGCAGATGCGTGAGCCAGGCGATCATCTCGCGGCCA